AGGTAATGCACCTAGTATTACGGCTTCTGGAGAAACTAATGTAAGTCTTAACCTAATTCCAAAAGGATCAGGTCAGGTTCAAATTAATGGTAATACAGCATCAACAGTAGGAAAAGCTATTGCAATGGCATTAGTTTTCGGATAAAAAACAATCAGGAGAAATAAACTATGGCAAACCCAAATCTAGTAAATGTAACATCGATAACAGGTGAGTCGGTACAAGCGGCTTTGACTACTACTCTTACTACAGAGATTTTAGCAGCAGCATCAGATACACTTGTAAAAGTAAACAGTATTATAATAGCTAACATTGATGGATCATCAGCAGTAGACGTTTCAGTTTTTATAACTAAATCAGGTGGATCACCTGTAGCAATTGCAAGTACAATTTCTGTACCAGCAGATGCAACTTTAGTTGTCATTGATAAAAATTCAGCTCTTTATTTAGAAGAGGGTGATAATCTTGAAGCTGGAGCTAGTGCTAACTCAGATGCAACTATCACTGTTAATTACGAAATACTAAACGACGCGTAGGAGGTCTAAGCTATGGCGAATGGCGGAATCATAGGACCTATAAACGGAGTTACCAATCAACAACAGTGTGAAGTTTTAACAACAAAAACATCTTCAGGAAGTTTAACACTACAACCCTTAAGTAATAACATTACGGCAATTATTGTAGCTGGTGGTGGCGGTGGTGGTAAGAAAGCATCAGGTGGAGGTGGTGGAGGTGGTTTAAGAAATATTCCAATAGCAACAACAGGTGGATCTTCAATTCCAATTACAGTTGGTGGTGGAGGTGGTGGTTCAAGCTCACTTCCAGCAAAAGGAACTTCAGGTTCTGATAGTTCAGTTGTAGCAAACTGTGTTACATATACTTCTGCAGGTGGTGGAGGTGGAGGTAGTGATGGTAATACTGCAGGTATTGCGGGTGGTTCAGGTGGTGGTTCTTCAAATAATAATACAACTTTAGCAGCTGGTAATACACCTCCAGTTAGTCCGCCTCAAGGAAATCCAGGTGGAAGATCACAAGATTGTTCTACAGGAGGTCCTGGTGGAAATGTTGGTGGTGGTGGCGGAGGTGCTGGTAGCGCTGGGGGTAATCCTCCAGGTCCTTCAGTATCAGGTAATGGTGGAAGTGGATTAGACGTAAGTCCTACTTTTCCAGGTGCACCTAATTCAGGAGTTTATGCCGGTGGTGGCGGAGGTGGAGCAAACGAAACTACAGCAGGTTCTGGTGGTCCTGGTGGTGGAGGTGATGGAAGTGGTTCAAGTGGACAAAATCCCGGAACAACAAACACAGGTGGTGGCGGTGGTGGTACTGGTCCAACTGGAACAGGTGGAAGTGGTGGATCAGGAATAGTTTTAATTAAAGAACCAGCAATTGATAGAAATATAGCACCTGGAGTTTGGGATATAAATGACGTTTACGATAATGTTAAAAATGGTACTTGGACTAACAGTTAATTGACTAATTGACAGAGGACTAAAAGTAAAATATAAATAAAATTTTAAGGAGTAAAAAATGGCACATTTCGCAGAATTAAAAGTAAAAACAGATCCAACAGGTTTTACTTCAGATGCACATCAAGTTGTAGAAAGAGTGGTGGTTGTAGGAAATGATGTTGCAACATCTGATGGACCTTTAGGAGTAAATGATATGCATGTTGAGGGAGAACAATGGTGCATAGATTTTTTTAAAGGCGGTATTTGGAAACAAACTTCTTACAGTGGTAAATTTAGAAAATCATATGCAGGACCAGGAATGGTTTACGATCAATCAAAAGACAAATTTTTATCAGCACAACCTCATGCTTCATGGACATTAGATGAAAATGATGATTGGCAAGCACCTATCACAAGACCAACAGTTACAGATGATGGGGCGGATCCAATAGTATTTTATTATTTGATGTATTGGGATGATTCTGCTTATCAAGCAGATAATACAAAAGGTTGGAAAGCAACAAAATCAAACGACGCAGCGGAAACACCCACAGTCTACGACTGGAACGGCACAGCTTGGGTGTCCGAATAGGAGACTCATATGGCCAGAAGTAATGGCGGCATAATTGGTAAAGTAAATAAATCTTCTTTCGGGAAGAATACTGTTACATCTAAAACATCTTCAGGAGATATAACAACACAACCAGGAACTAGAGTTGTTGAAACTTTAATTGTAGCTGGTGGTGGCGGTGGCGGTGCATCTGGTTATAATACTGATGGTGGACGTTCTAGATCTGGTGGTGGCGGAGGTGGATTTAGAGAAATTTCAAGTATAACTGTTTGTGGAAACACGGCATACACAGCAACTGTAGGAGCTGGTGGAGCCGGTGGACCTACTTCTGGTTCTAGTAGTGCTGGAGGAAATTCAAGTTTAGTTGTAGGTTCTACTACATATACTTCTACAGGTGGTGGTGGAGGTGGGGGAAATAATTCTAGCGGTGGATCATTATCTGGAGGAAGTGCAACAGGTGCTCCTGGAACTGTAACAGGTGAAGGGGGTGGTACTGGAGGTTCAGGTGGTGGAATGAGAGTTCCAGCAAATGATGGAGGTAAAGGAAATAATCCTTCAACAACTCCTCCTCAAGGTAATGACGCTGGAGGCCCTGGTTATTCCGGCGCTGGTGGTGGTGGAGCAGGTGGAGCTGGAGCAGCTTCTACTGATTCAGGAACATCACCTGGAGCAACAAATATAGGTGGAGTTGGTGGAAATGGAGCTGCATCTTGTATTACAGGAAGTCCCGTAACATACGCAGGTGGTGGCGGCGGTGGAGGAAATTCTGTTTGTGGATCACCAAGTCCTGGAGGAGCAGGTGGCCCTGGTGGTGGTGGAGTTGGTGGTGGAGGCCCTGGAGGTTCATGTGGAGCAGCAGGAACTGCAAATACAGGTGGTGGTGGTGGAGCTGCTAAATTTAGCGGATCTTCTAAAGCTGGTGGTTCAGGAATAGTAGTCGTAAAAGAATTAAACAAAGCAAGTGGTGTGTGGTCAATGCAAAGTCAATTTCAAGCACGAAAAGGTGGATCATGGGTTCTACCTCCCGCTATTTATGCAGGAGTAAACTTTATGGTAGTAGCTGGTGGTGGAGGTGGTTCTGGAAATGCTGGTGGTGGAGGTGGAGCTGGAGGTTATCGTGCTGCTGGTTATGGACCAAGTCCATTAAGAGCTAGTTCATTAACTTTAGAAGAAGGAGCTTACACAGTAACAGTTGGAGCTGGTGGAACAGGTAATCCATTTAGTTCTGGCTCAGCTACAAGTGGAAGTAATTCAATATTTAATCCGGGTGCTTCTGAAGGATCAACAATGATTACTGCAACTGGTGGTGGTCGAGGTGGTCAAGATGATAACTATACTGGTGCTGATGGAGGATCTGGTGGTGGAGGTGGAGCTAGAGCTCCTACTACAGCTGGTGGTGCAGGAAACACTCCTCCGTTTAGTCCACCTCAAGGTAATCCAGGTGGAGCTGGAGCTGGAGGTTTAACTCCAGTTAGAGGACCGATGGGTGGTGGTGGAGGTGCTGGTGGTTCAGGTGGAACTGGAGCTGCATCAAGTCCTGGTGGTGGAACTGGTGGAACTGGAGTTCCTAATACAATTAATGCTTGCGCTACACCTTTTTCTATTACTGCATTTGCTGGTGGTGGAGGTGGTGGTAGTTGTGGAGGATCGGGTGGATCTGCAGATTCAGGTGGTGGTGCTGGAGGATCAGGTGGTTCAGGATCTAATGGTACAGCTAACACTGGTGGTGGAGGTGGTGGAGCTAAAGATAGTGGACCAAAAGGTGGTGATGCTGGGTCAGGGGTTGTAATTATGAGATTCCCTAGTGATGCAACACTAGCCGTATCTCCTGGTACAAATTTAACAGCAGCACATCCAGGTGGAGAAAAAGTTGCTGTATTTACAGTTTCAGGAACATTGACAGTTTCTTAATAAATGTTATATTGAGTTCATAAAGACATATGAACCTAACACATCACTATTGGTATTTTAAATCTGCAATTCCTTCTAGAATTTGTGATGATATTGTAAAATATGGTCAACAACTACAAGATCAAATGGCAGTTACTGGTGGTTACGGTAACTTTAAAAAATTAAATAAAAAACAAATTAAAGATTTAAAAAAGAAACGAGATTCTAATATTGTTTGGATGAATGATAGATGGATTTATAAAGAAATACAACCTTATGTACATCAAGCAAACGCAAGTGCTGGTTGGAATTTTGAATGGAATTATAGTGAGTCTTGTCAATTTACCAAATATAAAAAAGGTCAGTATTATGATTGGCATTGTGATGGTTGGGATAAACCATATCAAAGAGAAGCTAATGATCCATCGCATGGTAAAATTAGAAAACTATCTGTAACTGTTACTTTATCAGATCCTAAAGACTATAAAGGCGGTGAATTAGAATTTGATTTTAGAAATTTAGATCCAGATAAAAAACCAAATATAAGAAAATGCAAAGAGATATTGCCAAAAGGATCACTGGTTGTATTCCCTTCATTTGTATGGCATAAAGTATGTCCAATAAAAAAGGGAGAAAGAAACAGTTTAGTTATATGGAATTTAGGATGGCCGTTTAAATGAGTATGACTTTTCCAAAACATTTACAATTAGAAGAATATTTTAAATGTCCTATTTGGTGGGCAGATCAACCTAAATTTGTAAATAAATTAAATAAAGCATCAGATAAATATATTGAAGCATCTAAAAAAATATTAAAACCTGAAATAAATAAACGTAATAAAAAATTTGGAGACAAAGGAGATATGGGTCATGTCTTTCATTCAACAACATTAATTGGTGATCCTAAATTTAAAGACTTACAAAATTATGTAGGTGCAACAGCCTATAATTTATTAGATGAAATGGGTTTTGATTTATCTCAATATCGAGTATTTACTACAGAAATGTGGGTACAAGAGTTTGCTAAAAAAGGTGGTGGACATCATACATTACATACACATTGGAATGGTCACATATCAGGTTTTTATTTTTTAAAAGCAGATGAATCTACATCATTACCTATTTTTGAAGATCCAAGACCAGGTAATGTTATGAATCTTTTACCAGAAAAAGATAAAACAAAAATGACTTATGCAAGTTCACAGATAAGTTATAAAGTTAAACCAGGAAGAATGATTTTCTTTCCATCATACATGCCACATCAGTACATTGTAGATATGGGATATAACCCATTTAGATTTATACATTGGAACTGCCAAGCAATACCTAAAGGAGTATTAAATGTCGTTCAAAAATAATAAATATACAGTATTAAAAAAAGCTATTTCACCTGAATTAGCAAAGTTTGTTTATAAATATTTTTTAAACAAAAGAGATGTTGCAAGATTATTATTTGATGAAAAATATATATCCCCTTTTACAGATTATTTTGGTGTGTGGAATGATCATCAAGTGCCAAATACTTATTCACACTATGGTGATATTGTAATGGACACCTTGTTGAGAGAAGTAAAACCTGTAATGGAAAAACATACAAAATTAAAATTAAGTGAAACTTATTCATATGCAAGAATTTATAAACAAGGTGACGTATTAACTAGACATAAAGATAGATACTCATGTGAAATATCTACTACATTAAATTTAGGTGGTGAACCATGGCCAATCTATCTTGATCCAACAGGTAGAGAACAACAAGCTGGTGTAAAAATAGATCTTAAACCAGGAGATATGTTGATATACTCTGGTTGTGATTTAGAACATTGGCGAGAAGAATTTAAAGGTAAAAATTGTGGACAAGTATTTTTACATTATAACAAAGCTAATTCTAAAACAGCTAAAGAAAATTATTTAGACAAAAGACCTTTATTAGGAGCACCTGCTTGGTTTAAAGGAATGAAATTGACAAAAAATAAAAAATAGTCTATACATTAGGCTTGCAGGGGGATGATCCACCACTGATTCCCTCTGCTTTAAATCTATTGAAATCACCAATAATCTGTTATAACAACTATAAAACAGGTTTTTTATATGCTACAAAAATTAGGATTTGCACCGGGATTTAATAAACAAGTCACAGAGACCGGGGCCGAGGGACAATGGTTTGATGGTGACAATGTTAGATTTAGATACGGCACTCCAGAAAAAATAGGTGGCTGGCAACAGTTAGGAGAAGATAAACTTACTGGTGCAGCAAGAGCTATTCATCATTGGGACGATAATGCTGGTATTAAATATGCAGCTATAGGAACTAATAGAATTTTATATGCATACTCTGGAGGTATATATTATGACATACACCCTATTCGAGCAACATTAACAAGTGCTAATTTTACAAGTACATTAAATGAAAGCGTAATTACTATTACTTGTACTGGTGCGCATGGATTAGTAGAAAAAGATATCGTGCTTCTTGACAGTGTGACCAGTATTCCTGCATCTTCAAGTTTTACTGCTGCTGATTTTGAAGACAAAAAATTTATGGTAACTGCCGTACCTACAACTACAACTTTTACTATTACAATGACTGCTGATGAGACAGGAACACCTATGAGCACAGCAGGGTCAACATCTGTTTTATGCTACTATCACGTAGGACCGGCACAACAACTTGGAGGTTTTGGTTGGGGTACAGGTTTATATGGCGGAACAGCTTTAGGAGCAGCCACAACTACTTTGTCAACAGCCATAACAGATCTAACAACAACAGATATTGTATTAGCAAACACTGCAGCATTTCCATCTTCAGGAGAAATTAGAATTGGTACAGAAGATATAAGTTTTACGAGCAACAATACTTCTACAAATACTTTAAGTGGAGGAGCAAGAGGGGTTAACGGAACTACAAAAGCAACACATAGCGGTGGTGCAAGTGTTTTAAATATATCTGATTATGTTGCATGGGGTGATCCATCTAATGCTGACTTTACTATTGATCCTGGAATGTGGGTTCTTGACAACTTTGGTACAAAATTAATTGCGCTTATATATAATGGTCAATGTTTTGAATGGGATGCAGCTGCTGCAAGTGCTACGTCTGTAAGAGCAACACTATTAGCTAATGCACCTACGGCATCACGTCATGTATTAGTTTCTACACCAGATAGACACTTAGTATTTTTTGGAACAGAAACAACAGTAGGTGATACTGCTACGCAAGATGATATGTTTATAAGATTCTCTTCTCAAGAAAGTATTAACCAAACAGATTCATATACTGTTAGAGCAAACAATACCGCTGGTACCCAAAGACTTGCTGATGGTTCTAAAATTATGGGAGCGATTAAAGGTAGAGATGCAATTTATGTTTGGACCGATACCGCATTATTTCTTATGAAGTTTGTAGGACAACCATTTACCTTTTCATTCGAACAAGTTGGAACTAACTGTGGATTGTTTGGTAAAAATGCATGTATAGAAGTTGATGGTTCTGCATATTGGATGTCTGAGAATGGGTTCTTTACTTATGATGGTCAATTAAAATCCATGCCTTGTCTTGTTGAAGACCATGTTTATGATGATATTAATGCTGTATCTAGAGATCTTATTAATGCAGGTTTAAATAATTTGTTTGGTGAAATTAATTGGTTTTATTGCACAGCTGCATCAGACTCTGTTAACAGAGTGGTTACTTATAATTACTTAGACTCTAGTCCTAAACGTCCTATATGGACAACAGGTACTTTACCTCGAACAGCGTGGCAAGATTCTGCAGTATTTGATAAACCACACGCAACATTTTATGATTCAACAGACAATGCTTCTACTGAATGTGTTGGCAATACTGATGGTATTACTATATACTATGAACAGGAAACAGGGACCGATCAAATTAACTCTGGTGGTGTAACAACTGCTATTATTGGTACAATTACATCTGGTGACTTTGACATTACACAAAGAAGAAGTAGCACTGGAGCGACAGTAGGTATGCCAGATCTTAGAGGAGATGGTGAGTTTATTATGAGAATACAAAGATTTATACCAGATTTTATTTCACAAACAGGAAATACTAGAGTTAGTTTTGTAACAAGAAATTATCCAAATAGTTCTGCAACTACAACAAACTTTGATGTAAGTTCTACTACAACTAAAAAAGATACACGATTACGAGCAAGATCTATTGCTATTAAAGTTGCTAACACTACAACTAATGAAGATTGGAAACTTGGTACGTTTAGATTGGACATTGCACCAGGAGGCAGAAGATAATGAACGATACATATTTTTTTGGTAAACGAATGAATCTTAATCAAGGTGGTAGAGTTAAGTTTAATCAAGGTGGACCAGGTTTTTATAATGAAGCCGATCAAAAACTATACGCAGAAGGTTTACAATTTTTACCTCAAGAACAATATAGATTAGGTTTAGGCACTGATACAAATCAACCTAATATGTTAGATTTTAATAATTTATCTAACTCTGGAATTATGACTCAAAACTACCTTCAACCAGATACACCTGTAGTACCATACCCATATCCTATAGGTGACGGACGCGGTAAAGGGCCAGATGATGATGATGATGATACAACTACAACTACAACAGGAAATTTGGGTCTTGGTACATTTGCTAATGTACTTGGTTTTTTAACAAACCCTCTTGGGTTCATAGCTGGAAAAGCAATTAAAGGAGGTTATGACAGATTTAAAGATAGACGAACTGTAAAAGATATTGAAACAAAAACTACGCCAGGTGTACGAAATGACCCTAACACTGTTGGTGGTAGTAGTAAAGACTCAAGATCAGGAGGATCATTTGGTAGCTCAGTAAATGAAGCTACTGGCGCAAGAGGATCGGGAACAGGTTTCTCGGATTATTCATAATGGCAAAGATAGTAGAATCATTAACTAGAGCAGAACCAGAATACAATCAAAAAAATTTACAGTCTTTGGTTAGGGATCTTGACTCAGTAATTACAAAATTAAATAGTACATTTCAAGACGAGGTTAAACAGGAGATAGAAGCTAAAAGTTTCTTTTTAGAATAATGGCAGTAGTAAACCAATATAAATTTTACGGTAAAACAACAACAGCTGCAGAAACTGTAAACATGTTATCACCAGCTGTTAATGAAACTATTATAGTAAAATCTTTAAGAGTTACTAATAAATCAGGTTCTAATACACCTACGGTAACTATTAAAAACAATGCATTTGAGATAGTAAATACACAAACATTAGTAGCTGCTACTAGTGTAGAAATATTAACTTTACCTTTAATTGTAGAGGGTGGGACTGTATTATCTTACACTACAGCTGGCACAGTATCTGATGGTGTAGTGTTTGGTATTAGTTATCTCAATATATTAAAGGAGAAAATAGACTAATGGAAATAAAAAACGCTAAAGTAGAAACTACTTATAGACACAAAGAAACTGGTCAACTTTTTAAAGAAAGAAAAGACTGGGAAAATAAAGGTTTTAAAGAAGAAGAAATGGCACAAGATGTAAAAGTTATAATGCCAGCTCTTGATTTGTTCTCAAAAACCAAGTAAACATAGGGATTAAGGTAAAATTATGGCAATATCTAGAATGCAAGAACCCAGACAACAATATGGATTAGGAAGTATCGTTAAGAAAGCGGTACGAGGCGTTAAGAAAATTGTTAAAAGTCCACTAGGTAAAGCAGCTATTGGTGGTGCATTAGCATTTGGTATACCAGGAACTACTTTTGGCGGCTTATTAGGAAGAGCAAGTTTTGGTAAACCAGCTACAAGTATATTTGGTAAAAGCGGTGGTGTTGGTGCCTTATTTAATTCAGGTAGACAAGCACTAGCAAATAGGTTTGTAGGAAATACAGCAAGAGAGGCAGCAATTATGAGAAACGCTGCTGGACCAAGTAAAGCAGGTTTCTTTTCAAAACTAAATCCTTTTGGTAAAAACTT